TATTACAGAAGAATTATTTATTTTAATTATTGAAATTAATGCTATTGTTCCGGCAGCTAATAAAGCACTTAATGTTATTGGTAAAAATAATATGGCACCAATTAAACCAGGAACAGCAGGAATTGCAATCGCTGCAAAACCAAGGGCTAAAATTCCAACAGCTAAAACAAAATTACCTACTTTTTTATAAGATATTTTTATTGTTGAAATTAATGATAATGATAAAGCTATTAAAATTGATGCAATCGAAATACCAATTAATGCTATACTACCAACTATTAATAATCCAGCAACAGCAGGAATACCAAATAAAAGTATAACTGCTCCAATAATTGCTAATGAACCAGCAAAAATAAGAGCATCATTTACGGTGAAATTTGTTTGTTTGAATACCCAAAAAGCTGCTGATATTGCTAATATACCACCACCAACTAAAGCCATTGTTATTCCGGTTTTTGGACCAAATAGTTTTAACACAATTCCTAAACCACCTAAAAACAATAATGTAGTGCCAAGTGCTTGCCATGGAAGTTCATTCATTGCAAACATTGCAAGAACTAATAAACCTAATCCAAAAGCAAATCCTGGAAGTCCTTTAGTAAATCCAGCACCACCAGAAAGTTTATTAATCATTATAATTTCCAAACCAAGTATTCCAATAAAAACTAATAATTTTGCGACCGCATCCCAAGGAACTTCATTAAAGGCAAATAATGCAAGTACCATAATACCAAGCCCCATTCCAAAAGATAAAATTGCTGACATTTTTGGACCTGGTCCAAAAGTACCTGGTTTATTAATCATTTTCAAAACTAATCCAAATAAACCAATAAAAGTTATCATTTTGAATATAGCCATAAATGGAATTTCTGTAAATGCAAATAAAGCTAATGTTAAAATAGCTATTCCAGTAGCAAATTGTATCATTTGCATTGGTAAACTTGCTTTACCAATATGTGATCGAAATACAAATCCAAGTAATCCAATAAAAGTAATCATTTTAAATATAGATGCAAATGGTACAAATGTTATTGCGAACATTGCTCCCACTAATATTAGTATACCTGCACTAAATTGCATCATATTATTAGGTAAAATTTTATCACCTAATACTTTTGTTAATCCCCATATAAATATTGTGAGTGTAATTAAACTAAGAATAATAGCAGGTGTTTTTGTTATCATTCCAAGTAAGAAAAATCCAGCAACTAAACCAAGAATAGAAATAGCTGCTGGTTTTAAATATTTCACAAGATTTTCGAGAATTTTATTTAATTTTCCAATACCATTACCAAAACTTTCAGCTTTTTTTTCATCAAAACTAAGCATTTTTTCCAATGAAATATTGAAATCATTCATTTTATTGAATAATTTTTTATTTAATTCTTTCGAAATAGTTTTTATAAATTCTGTTAATTCAGGAATACCACCAACTTTAAAATCATTTTCTTTTGTTTTTTTATTCGTGTTGTTAATTGTCGGAGGTAATATTTCTGGAGAAACTTCTGTGTTGGTTGGAACAATTGTTGTTGGTTGTATTATTGGAGATACTATTGAAGTATTTAATATTTCAGGAACATTATTTTCAACAGGTTTTGATTGAGATAAAAAATATTCAGTTAATTGATTTAATTTATCTGAAATATTATTCATCAAAAAATTATGTTTGTCTTTTTTCTTAAAATAATCCAAACTAAATGTTGGCAATAAACTGCTAATTGATTCCCCAATGAAAATGTTTAATTTATCAAAATTTTTTTGTAACGAATCTAAAAATTTACTTCCAGAAACAGTATTTTGTGAAATTTCAGCAAACATAGATGTAATGGAAGTTAATCCCATTTCATTTGGAGTTGCTTGTCTCATGGATAAATTTTGAGTTTGATTCATACTTTAAACTTTATGTAATAAAACAGATAATTTATTGATTTTACTTTTCAATACAGTTGAAAGTTCATTCAATAATAACATTCGGAATAAATATCCATCAGAATATCCTTCCCATTCCCCTGAAGTATGATTATATATAATTACAATAGTTTTTTGTGCTGAACCTAATTTTCCAGTAACAATCAAATTAATTGTACCAACAAATTCCGAATGTGTGTTAATAACGAACGATACATTACGCTTTACCAAACTTGATGTAAGTTTGTTTAAAGCTATCATTAATTGTGTTCGTCCGTCATTCCCTACTTTTTCAATTATCATGAGTTTTATTTTTTAAAATTTTGTTTCTGGAAATTTAACTAAAGTTGTAAAAATTCCTGTTTCTTTTAAAACATCTTCCCACTTTGTGTTTCTATATATATGTACTTTACCTTTGACAGAATATTCAAGTTGATATAAATATATTCTTGAATTATAATTTCTTTCAGTTCCTTCTTTTTTTGAAATTGTTTTTTGTCTTTCTTGATAATTTCGAGTATCTTTTACGTTATATTTTTCATAATATTGTTCAGTTGTTATATAATCTGAACCTTTTCTTTTGTCCCCTCCAACAATTGGATATGCTAAAAATGAACAAATACAATAATCAATAAAATCTGTTTTAAAGATAATAGCTTCGGAATCATAATCTATTTTTAAAGCTTTAGCTGTATCTTTTTTGGATAATGTTTCTTTTATTATTGGATTAATTTTTATTTTCTTGTCTTGAAAATCCAAATCTTCTTCTGAATTTTCTTCAGATTCCATCATTTCAAACATATATACCATTACGTTTTTCAATTTTGCATGAGATAATTTATCATACAAATAATAAAAACGCATATTATCTTCAATATTTAATTCTTTATCCCAAACTCTTCCAAAACAAGAAGAAAGAATATTATAAAGATTTGAATTTAAAGCATTAAGGGTTACAGGTTTTTGAGTTAAAGCAAAATTCCAAGTTTGATCAACTTTATTTTTTGCTATTAATTCATATTTTCCAGGTATTTCTGTTTCAACAACTTGAATATATAACCATTGATTATCTACTCCTTTTGAATAAAAATCAACAGAATATACATGGGAATTTTCGTCAACATGTGGAATTGCTTTAAATTCGTGTGTTGCTATAATATTGGTTGTTACGTCCATTAATGGATTATTTACTGAACGTAATTCAAGTTTTTTAACTGTTATGTCAAAACCTGAAAAATAATACTCAACTACTCTGTCCCCAATAAACGCATTAAAATTATCTTGAGTTTTTTGTGTATCATTAGGAGACAGTTGAATAATTTTTTTATTTCTTGATTCTTGAATATAGACAATTATGTTTTTTGAAGACATATAATCTTCAGGAACAGAAATCATGAAACGTGTGCCTTTATTTACTTTAAGTTTGTTTGGATCGGGTTTAAAAACAATAGATGTTAATCCTAATTTCAAAGCTGAACCTCTTAATTGTGTTTTGTTTGTATTTGCTAAAACACGTAAATCAACTTTTCTTGGAATTAATAATCCTTTTGAACGTTTTTTTACATAAGAAGCAATTTTCAATAGAATATCAGGATAATTTTCTTTCCTACTGGTAATTTCACTTTTAAAATATCCTGTTTTATCTTTTTTTGTAGGAATTGCACGTATATCTAAATCACCAATATCAATATGTTCTGCTCCTGGAATATCTTCCAAAGCTGTTGATACTTCTTCTTCAATTTCGATAATATTTATATTTTCTGGTAAATCTTCTCCTCGTAAAGCTTCAATTTCTTTTCTGACTTCTTGCATCCTTTTTTCCAAAGATTCAGCAGAAACCTGACTTATTTGTTCAGTTTTATTTTTCTTTTTCGAACGCAAAGCAGATATTCTTTTTATTTCTTGAACCCGATCGATTTGAGAAATTTGTGAAACAACATTTTCTTGAAATTCTTCAGCAATAGGTTGCGGAATTACAATAGGTGATTGTTCAATTACAGAAATTTTTGGAATTACTTCTTCATCATCACCAAAAATAGAAGTTCTTTTTTTCTTTTTTGTTGTTGACAAAACCGTATCAATATCAGGAATATTACTTACAATAGTTCCATTCAATAAATCTTCAATTCCTTCGTTTAAATTTCTCATAATGTTCATCCTATTTCTTTTTAAAATTTCTGCTTCCAAGATTTGGTTTCATTAATTGTTTCGCACTTTTTTGTGCATTAGAAAATTGATTAGCTGCTTGATTTTGAGTATTTTGTTGTTCATTTCCGTTTGTACCTGATTTATTTTCAGCTATTTTTTGATAATAAACCATTAAATTATTGAAAACATAATATTCAAGATTATCAATTATTTGTTGATTATTTGATGATTCAGACGACATAATCGCGCAAGTTTCATAATAATCTGACAAATTAATCTTTGACTGCGAATAAATTAATGAAATTAATTGAGAATTTGGAAGGAAATTTCTTTCCTTCCAAATTCTCAATTTATCAGTTGAAATATCCAGTATTGTCTGTCTTGTTGATAAACATACCTTTCCATCCTCCTGGAAATCGTAAAAGAGCCTCCTCCGTCGACCCACAACTTCCACAGATTTCCTCTATATAATCAAGATTGTCTGTTTTTAATTTTACCGCAATATTCAAATATGCTTTAAATAATTTTTCGTCTTTTTGTATTCCTTTAAATTTTTGAATAATTTCTTTTACAGTTTCATTTCCTTTCACATATAAATAAGGGGCAATTAACAAAAATTGTTTGTCATAAACAATTTTATCTTCTTTTGTTTCCCTATCGTTTTGATCATCTCTGTAAACTTTTACGATATATTTGAAAATTCTTGAAGTTATTTCTATTGTGGGAATATAAAACCTAATTGGTTCTTCGATATCCGGCATTGATAATGAAAAATTGCGACCATCAAAATCTTTAAGTATTTTTTCTGATAATTCGGAATATTTTAATTTATCTGAAGTTAAATGTATTGATAATGGTTCTTTACATAAAGTACAAACAGAAGGATATGTGATTGGACTACCAGGAAGATAAAATTCTCTAAGTAATAATAAGAAAAAAGTACGATGTGCATCATTTACTTGTCCCGAAGAAACTTGTCGATCTTTTTCAACATCATAAATAACAACACATTTACGTATCAAATCTTCAACAGCCGCAATAATTGCTGGTTGATCATTTTCATTAAGGGTTGAAAAATTAGCTACTTCCTTAGCTATTGGACATCTATAAGCAAATTGCCATGATTCAGGATATAAAACACCTTTTTGTGGCAATTCTTCTCTTTGAAGAATTTTATAGCCATCAAGCATATTTGGTCTTAAATCATTACGTTCTAAGACAGAATCATCCGTATTTTTTTGTGTTTCTTTTTCTAATTGTGAAAGAGCATCCAAATTATCATTTTTCATACTATTATTTTTTGATTGTTTTTAAGTGTTGAAATAAATTTGTTAATTCACTTGAATTATTTTCATCGTCATTATTTTCTTGAAATTTTTCCTTTAATTTTGATGAAATATTATTCTTGTTTTTCCTATTCAGATACATTCCGGGTTTATTTCTTGGATTATAAATATCAATATTATTTGCTTCCAAGATATTTAAAACTAAAATAGCTTCATCCTTGTATGATCTTATTTTAGGGGTTGAAAATGTTAATTCTTTCCCATTATTTAATGATGAGGAAACTGGTGTTAAAATACCAATTTCCTCATTATTTCGTTTTTTGAGCATTTTTATTCAGTTAAACGTGGGTCATTTGTTATATCACTAACATAATCAACGTTAAAAGTTACTGCCAATTCACTCATGTCATGAGCACTATAATCCGCTATTTGATCTTCAAAATCATTCATTGGAAATAAATGATGTCCCATTCTTCTCCAATAAATAGTACCGTCTCTGTTGTATTTTTCAACAATAATTGCGGCATCCGAATAATCTTGTTTTAATGTTTTTTCTCCTGTTAATGGATTATGTTTGAAACGACTCCAGGCTACTAATGAATTGTATACAAACATTTTTGATTCATTATCCAAGAAATTAAAAAATTGAACTTCAACATCATAGAATGTTTCTTTCTCGTTTGAATCGTAACGGAATTTTGTTGTTTTGTAACCAGCTTCAATAGTACCACCAGCTTTTTCAACAAATAATCCAGTTACGGATTTTATATACTCACGAAGAAAAGAATAATCTCCGAGTTTTGACTTTAATCTGCCCATTAAAACAAAATGGGCATTAAAATTCGAAGCAACTACTGGTTCATATTTATTAACCGCGGCTGTTGAATTTGTTAAATGTGGAAATACTACGTTTGTTGGCATATTGTTTTGTTTTTTAAATTTGTTTTTTTACTTACTACAATAAAATTATTTATTGTTAAACTATTTTACAAAATTATTTAATACTTCTTTCCCTAAGAATTATTTTTTCTGTAGAGGCAAGAAGATTAAATGTTTTTGTAACATATTTATTTATAACTTTACGTAAATGTAAATTAAATTCAGTTTCGCATGATTTAATAATATGAATCATATCAATTGCTGAACGTAATTGAATAGGATTATTACCAATATCAATTTTTTCAAAATCAATTTCAAAATTATTTGCAACAGATGAAGAAAATAAACTGTTATTGATTATTTTGGAAGATTTTTTTGAACTTGAAATTGCTGCAAATAATGTTTTTTCAATATCCGTAAAATCAATAAATGTATCACGGGCAACAAATTCAATAACTTCTTTATTTTTTTCAGTATATGAATGAATAAGAAGCATTAAATCAAAAACTAAAGTTTGAATATCTGGAATCAAATTTCGTAAAACATCAATATGACGATAACTTTGATTAAGTTGTTTTTCTGTCAAAATTTGTTTTAATAATTCCATGTGGAAAGTATTACCAACCGTATGAACATTATTCATGTTTGTTAATTCCTGAATTTCCGAATCCAAATATTTAACAATTTCGTTATAAGTATTATCCAAATGATAATTATACCCCCAACGTTTGTTATTTTTGGCAAGAATATTTTTTAAACTTTCGTAAAGTTTTTTATCTTCGGAAGCATTTATTGAATTTTGTTCAGCAGTATTCTTTTTTGAAACATTTATCGGGGTAAAATCTATTTTTTCTGATTCAAAAAGACTTTTTGTTACTTTACCAAATGAAATTTGTTCAGAAATTTTTTGAAATTTATCATTTTTCAAAAGTAATATGTAACAAATGACTTCAAGTAATTGGGTAGTTCCAACAGAAATACCACAATTATCTTGAATTGTTTTAAACATCAAATCAGTAATTTTTTCGCGTTCTTCAAGAGAAATTTGAGGATTAATAATTTGTTGCGATAAATCAATAATTTGTTTTTTAAAATTTTCGAAATCAAATGTTGTTGCTGATGGCATAATGAATGAAGAAAAACTTTCATTAATTTTGACAAAATCCCCATCATTTTCATATGAAAAACTTTCATAAAGTTTTTCAATTCTCTCAACCGGTAAACCAGTAGAAATGACCATCTGATTAATCAGATGGTCCTTCCTGGTTTCGAGGTTTTTTAATTTTGAAAATTCTTTCATTTATTAATTAATTTGTAAATCAAATACAACTTTCTCAAGAGAATCAACTGGGGTGTATTCAATATGAATGAGTTTTATTTTTTGTTTCGCAATTTCCGGTGTATTATTTGAAGCATTACAAATAACGACAGGGTTTGCATTTACTGCACCAACAAGAGCTAATCCATTCATAAAATTCGTGGTTTCGGTTTCGGTACGAAGATAATCATCATAATTACCTTTTTTGAAAGATTCGCCTTTCGCGAGGTTATACAAAGATTCCTTTATATATGCGAGCAATTCCGAATTATGAATTTGTTGTTGAGCGGTTTTTGCTTTTTGTCCGGTTAAATTACCATAAATAGTATTTCCACCACCGAAATAAATTATTGGATTATAACCAAACCTTTCACAATATGCTCTTTCATCATCATCAATTGCTGATTCAAGTTCAGCTATTCCATCAACATATCCTGTTGCATTTGCAACAACATCAAAAGCATACCTTTTATTATAAAATAAATTTGAAATTAAACCGGTCAAAGGTTTTGTAATAGAACCAACAATATTTCCTGGTCCAAAAAAGAAACACATTTCTGCTCCTAAACTAAACTTTGTTAAAAGTTTGCTTGAATAGGTTTTATTTCCACCTTCTGGTACATAACTCCAGTCAAAAATACCTGTTGGGGTTTGTTTGAACATAGGGTTTGAAGATTTTTGTAAATCCTCAATAAATGGTTCGTTTATAATTGCACGAACAAATTTATTTGATTGATCAAGTGAAACCATTAATGATCCAAATTGTGATTTATAACTTGGTTCAACAAATGATTTGAAACAATCAACTACATAACGTATTCCGGTTGCTGATTTTATTCCTTTTACAATACCAGGAGAAATCATCATATTCAGAATTTCATTTTGTTTTTCACTTGTTCCATCAGTAAATTGTGTTGATCTTGGAACATAAGCATTTAAAGCAAATGGTTTAATTAAACCAGTTTTTGTGAAAAGATTAAATTTGGTTACTTCTGAAGTTGTTTTTGCGGGGAATTGAGGATTTTCTACAGTTCCAGTACCAATAACAGCAGGTACAATAGTATCTTCAAATTTAACTGATCCTGAACAAATAAATTGTACTTTTGTATAAGTTGAGTCACCAATAATAGCAAGTGCGTCAATAATATCAATACTTACAATTTTAACTTTTCCTTCAGTTCCCTTTAAAATATCACCAACACGTAATCCTTGTTCAAATGAACCTTCGAATTTATTTGTATCAACTTTTACACAACCATAATTTATAACATTTGCTGCGAGAGGAGCTACGTTTGCTTCTTTTGTTACTAATGGATAAACAACATCTACAGTTGTTAAAGCAACAGGAGTAATATGAGATAATAAATTGGTATTTACAGCATCACCGGTTTCATCATAAAACTCATCTGCAAAAACATCGAGTAAAAATTTATTAGAAGCTTCAAACAATTCGTCATTAATATATGCGAGAAGACCGATATTCATATATTGTTGATTGATTACTTTATCAATCGAAATATCAATATCATTTTCAGAAACTAATCCTGGAATTAATGAACCAGTAAATTTAGTTGCAAAACCAGCTTCAGAAATATCAATCAATTCTTCAATACGGGTAAAATCAAGATTTCCTTGTGCATTAAATAAATGGCCATAAAATTGATTTGTACCTACAGTAACAGGATTAAACGTATTATTGAAAACATATACATTTACAAATGTATTTTCCAATAACATATTCGGATCAATTGCAGGATATTCATCAATAGTTAATGAACAATTTGCAAGTGTATTTTGTCCTTCACTTGTAATTGCAAGAACATCAGATGATTTAGCAAATGTAACGAAAATTGATAAATTATTATTTCCAATATTACCAAAATTCAATAAATTAGCTCCTTCAATTTCAAGGGGAGCAACCATATTTTTTGGTTGAGGAGCCCAAAAATTATTTGTATTAAATAAATTCGAATATTCAAATTCAACAGCATTTGAATCAAGTATGTTAGGATTCATACCAACTAATCCGGACTTATCATTTTCATTAAATGCTCGAAGATTAATGACGGCAATTGGACCGGCACTTAAAGCATCAAGACATGTTGAAATTGAAAAATTTCCCTTTTTTTCTTGTAAACGAGTAGTTTTACCAAAAACAGATAAAAATCCCAAACTGTCACCTTTCGCAAATTTGAAAAGCATATTCACAGGACCTTTTTCCATGTTAATAAAAAATAATCTCATTTTTGATTCAGCTTCGATATTTGCGACTTGCGAATTATCGGTAACTATAAAATAGGTACCAGCAGCTTTACTGACAATTTGTCTTAATTTAGTATCCATAATTTTTGGTATGTTTAATATGTTTGTTGATAATTGATTTATTTTTCAGAGTTATCTGTTTTCTTTTTTTCAATAAGATTACGCAATAATTGTTTTTGATTATTATATTGCGTTTCGCCATAATCGGAAGTTACAACTTCATCATCATCTAAATTTCCTTCAAGTTCTTGATTGCATAAAATATCTGCTTTCATTTTTTTCAACACTGAAGGTATTGATTTATATGTATTTTGCAACTCTTTTATTAATTTTAAATGTTGATTTGCCAAATTATTATATGAATTTAAAATGGCATAATCTTCTGCTTGTGTTGCATTAACTCGCGCAATAATATTATTCAACATTTTTTTATTTACATCAGTTAAGTATAATAAATCACTTAAATGTTGTAATTGAAGTTTTGAAACTTGTTTAATATAATTTTTATGATCCTCTGTTAATATGACATCATTAAATTCAAGAACAAATTTCGTTATTTTTCCAACAAATTTTTGTGCTGTTAATGAATGTTGTTTTTCTAATTCAACAACTTTAATATTATCATACTCAGCTATCACAAAATCATTTTTTGATTCTGGAAGCATCGAATCATTATATTGTGTTAAATGCAGAACTTCTGAAAAATCATTAGTAATATCATCAGATTCTGAAAGAATTTCAACACTATCATCTGAAATATCATTATCATCGAGTATGAAAATTTCATCTGATTCTTTTTCTTTTTCGAAATTATTGTCCACTTTTATGTTTTAAGTTGTTTGTAAAAAATTTAGCAACCTTATTATTTTAATCCTTTGGGATTATATTATTTTAAATATTTTTCATCAAAAGTAATGGATTTGTATAATCTTTGAGAATAACATTTTTGTTAATTTTAAAAATTATTTCATTAGAATAATAATTTCCACCAAACATTTGTATGTGTGTTATCAAAAAGGGTATTATAACTTGTTCATTTATATATATGTTTTGATATTCTAAGTTTTTTTCTTTGTTTTTTAACGAGAAAATTTTAATTGCCAATTGATTTATTGACAAATTATATTCCAAAACGATATTATAAATTTCATTAATATTTAATCCAAAATCAACTAAAAAATTATTTACTAATCCATTTCTATTATCAATTATTTCTATTTTATTTCGAGAAATTGAAAGTGTAAATAAAACAACATTATTTGATATTATATCGAAAAGTTCACCAACAAATTTAGTTAACAAAACATAATTAAATGATAATTGAAATCCCTCAATAACATTTAATGAAAATTTATTTTTGGTTGAATAATCACCTAAAACATATTGCATTGCCATTACTCTTTTTGGAACAGCTGAATTATCATACATTGTTATTGGAAATGAATTACTGTCTGGATTAACAGAAACTAATTTTAAACGATTATCATAAAATTCTCTTAATTTTTCTGTTTCTTTTAAAGAAACATAATGTATTGAATCTGTTAATTTGTTCGTATAATTCTGATTAACTTGTTTTTTTTCTTCAACAGTTAAAAAATCATTTTTTTCTTTGGTTTCAACAGTATCATTTTCAAATGTTGTTAATTCATTAAATATTTCTGAACTTAAGGAATTATCAAAAATATCCATTGAATCTAATTCTTCATTAAATAAACCATTTAATTCCATTGATGTTTTTAATGCCGGATCTATTAAAACTGTTTCGTCTTCTTCAAATTTTGATAAAAAAACTTCCCACCAACCAATTTTACCCATAAAACTATTTTTTGGTTGCGATGTCGCAACACGAAATAATTTATTTAATAATGGAATAAAAAGATAATCTTTTTCTATTGGAATTTTATTTTCTCCAAAAGCTTGTTCAAATTTATCGACAACAATATGTATTATAAAATCATCTTGTAATGCCTGGTCCCATTCCGAAAATACTACTCTGTCTTGAGGAAATTCATTTCCAGGAGGAATTATGTGCAATTTTTTGACATTTACGACATTACGAAAAACATGATTTTTAAAAGTATGAATTGTTTCACTTTCTATTGGTTCAGTTTTGAAATAAATACAAGTATGCCCATACATTTCAGCAATAGAATTACATTGTTGTAACCATCTATTTATTGTTATGTTTTGATTATCATAAAAATTCCATTTCGGAAATTGATTAATTATTTCATATGTTGTAGATGATTTACATTCAGATTCATCAAAAATATTTAATAACTCATCATTATACGAAATAGATTCAAGTATTATACTTGAAGAAGAATTAACGTTTTTAGTTTGGTATAATGTTAATGGTTTTTGTAAATCTGTGATTTCATTTCTTTTCAATAAAATCGAAATATAACATGGTATGGATAAGTTATCTGGATTTAAAAAATTAGGTTTCAAAACAAATTCGGAATAATTAATCTTATCGTATGAATAATTATACAAAAGTTGAAAATAATTATTTTCATTTCCAGAAATAATTACTTCCAATTTTTGTATATCCAAATTTTCGATAGGTTTTTGAAAATAAATTACTGTATTTTCAAAAACCCTCGCTTTTTTATCATCAAGACTTATCATATTTTAAATGTAAAATTCATGTATGAAAATTTCAAAGATTAAATCTTCTGAAACAGTTCCTGCTGCCCCGACTATATTTATTTGTCCATTTGCTTTGGCAATAGGAGTAATCATTGTTTCAATCATACATTTTCTGATTCCAACTAATGATCCAGAAATACCACCATCAAGAGAATTTGCCAATACATATTTGTTACTTAATTCCAAAACTTCATTTGCTAAATTTTTGAAATAAATTTTGTAATTTCCATCATTTTGTTTTTCAAAATATGGAGAAAATCCTGATGTTAATAAATTTTTCGTATTGCTTATAACTCCCGTATAACCATTAATTTTAGCATAAAAAACTAATCTTTGTCCAATTGTTATTGGAACTTCACTTTTAGATAATACATCAAGATTAGTTCTTGCTTCGTCTATATCTGGAATTTCTGACAAATTATTTATTTTCATTTGAAATCTTGCATCTGCTTCCGTTTTGGAATAAACATCAAGATTTAATCTTGATGTTGCTTTATTTTCAAGATCATTCAAATTACTTTTTGATTGCATATATCTTGCGTCACTTTCGGTTCTATTGAAAGTATTTTTTAAACGAACTTTTATAGCATTTATAACAGAAATAATCCAAATATTTTGGCTTCCTGTAAGAATATCTGTATTTGACCTGGTTCCAATATTAATTGGTATTAAATTTTCTAAATCTAATGTACTTGCTGGTACAACCGCGTAACTATTTGGTACTGTTCCTCCTGATGTTTCAGCTGTTAAAACACAATTTTCCCTTATTTTACCAGTACTATCTGTAACTAATACTTTGTTTGGTAATTTAGTTAAAGTTAAATCTCCTTTAACTTCTGTTAAACTAATTGAATTTTTTCCAATACTAACTTTATTATTCGATATATTTACAGATAATAAACTTACATTTTCAGAAAATCCACCAAAAGAAGCATTCCCCCTGACTGTTAAATAATCTGATAAAACCAATATAGGAATTACCCCAGTTTGAAAATTAGCTATTGTATAAAAATCCCCCGAAATATTACCACCACCTCCACCGTTGCCAAGAGAAGTCATAATATTATTGATTTTTCGCATTAAAAATCCCAAATAATATGAAGATACTATGTTTTGTCTGCTTGTTGGAATATCTGTTATTTGATTCAACCCTACTTCTTGCAATGGATTCATAGTAACAGATTCCATTGAAAAAGCTGAAGATATTTTACCTTCATGATCTGTAACTAAAACCTTAGCTATGTAATTTGATAATGTAAGATTTCCAATTAATGTTGCTATGGAAGTAGAATTTTTACCAATAGTAACATTATTATTTGAAGAAGAAACTCGCAACATATTGCTGGCAATATTTCCTCCCAAATAAACATTATCACCAACTGTCAAACTATTGCTTAATAATAATTCGGGAATATTTCCATTTCGGAAATCAAGAATTTTATAATAATCTCCACCATTACTTTGAACCATATTATTTATTTTTCGCATCAAAAATCCTATATATCTTGATGTTACTATTTTATTTGGATCATTTGGTATACGAGTTATTGGAACAAATCCTTGTTCTTCATTAGCAACTAAAGGCATTTCTTCCAAAGAATAATCTTTACTTAAAACCCCATTAGCTTTTGTTACTAAAACTCTTGATAAATATTTTGTAAAATTAATTTCATTACTTAAATTTTTATATTCGGAATTAGAATCTTCTAATCCAATTTCAATTAAAGTTTTTCCATCAGTTCTGATAAATGGACTTGTGAACTTACCTAATAAATTTAAATTTTCATTCAAATTTAAATCTCCGTTCAAATCAAATATTTTATCATATTTCATTCGAGTTTTTCCAATTATTAGTTTGGAAAAATCTACTGAAGGTTTATTATCTATAGGTTCTGGTCCAGAATCAGATTTTATAACTAACTCATCAAGTGAATTTTTATATATATGCGCAAATGTCCGCAAATTGGATTTTATTTTTCTTCCAATCATTAAACCGGCATTTGATGTATCTTGTAAAATTATTGCTGCTGGAATATTATTCATTCCCGGTGCATAATCGCTTGTTAAAGTAACGCCGTCAGATAAACTAACAGTTGCAAACAATAAATCAATATATTTTTTTATTGAACCAAAAACAATTGAACCATTTCCTGTTCTTGGAAATTCTTGATCAGTAAATCCAAAATACCTATGATTAACTAAAGTACCATTTAAATCAGATGTTACTCCTGGATAATATGGTACATAAACACTTGATTCTAATTGTTGATTAGTTATATAAACATTTGATGTATCTGCATAATTTTTTGCATATGTGGAAAAAGTGCTGAAAAGATTTGATAAACCTAAAATTGTTGAATTATTGTTTATGTAATATTGGACATATTGTTCTATTTGACTTTCAATAGATGAAAGTAAATTTGTTTGTGCATTAAAAGCAATTCCTGTATTTAAAAATGTATTCGAAATAATGTTATAATTTAACATAGTGGAATTTGTCAAGACAATTGTGTCTTTATCAACTAATTCCAATATATCTAAAGCAATCAATAATTTTTGTTTATCTGCAAAATTTAATAATTTGACATTAATATAATTCAAATTAATATCAGATGAATTAATTAATTCATTTGGAAATTGTGCTTGAAAATTGACGAAATTTACGAAAATAAATTGACTACCTCTACTTCCACGTAATCCCTCATTACCTTCATCTCCCTCTATACCAGGTATACCTTTATAAAGTGGAGAATTTTGTACAACAGCAAAATTATGATTTATATCTTCAACAAATTGTTCAAGATTTACATATCCAATTTTTTTTAAAGTATCGAGAATTGAGCCCATAATTTATTTTCGTTTAAAATTAAATGTTAAACTTTCCGTTTTGCGATAAAATTTAACCAAATACGTATTCTGTTGATCAACATTATAAATAACTCGTTGATTTAATTCATTCGTTACATCTACAAAACTATAAAATGTTTTTAGTAAATATATCGCATAAATATCAAGTATATATTCATTTATGTTGGCATTTATTTTTTTGATATATTCTCTGTTATTATTAGTTATTATTATTTTATTAATATTGATAAAATTATTTATCAATAATTGTTTGTAATCAACTGTATTCTCAAAAGGAATTGTTATATTTATATCATTTTCTTGACAAAAAAATGATGAAATTAAATTTCCGTGTACTTCTTGCCACAATCCTGTTGCTGAAATTCCATTACCACCAAAATCTTTATCATAAATATTAAACAATCTATTATTTTGTTTATATTTTGGTAATTGAAATTCAATTTCATTTTCAACATTCGGTAAATATGGTAAATAACATGTTCTAAACCGATTAATCAAAATAAGTATATCTTGTGTTGGTTTATTCCAAACAACAATATTTTTATCAATACTATTTATTTTGATTTTTAAATATTCCGGTTCGCCAAAATTTTCATTTGTAAATGTAATAGGTAATGAATTTACATCACTAAAATCGATTAAATTAGTTATCATGAATTTATTGATAATTAATCTTATCATTTCTTTTGATAAAAATTTGAATTTTAAATCAACTTTAAACAAATCCTGAATTACTCTCCAAATTTGATTTCTATTGAATAAAGTTATTTTATTTGAAGGAACTGATAAATCAATAAGTTGATCATCAAATAAATTGATCATTTCTTCTTCAGTCAATCCTAATGTACATTCAGGAAAAGTAAATAAGCGTTTTTCCGGTATTTTTGTACCATAATCATCTTTGGTTATTGATTGATTAATTTCAAAATAATTTTCTTTTAATGATATTGAATTTGCTGGAAGTAATAATTTGAATTGTTGATTTGTAGCATCTTGAACAATTGTTGTTATTTGTTCATAATCTCCAAAAATATTATTTCCTGCTGGTTCATAACTTAATATATTTTCTTTATTAATTAAGAAAATATCTTCTTTTTGTGTAAGTTCATTAAATTTTTTAATAAAAAATTCTTGTGTATCGAAAAATTTAATCGATACATCTTCACACCATAAATATGCTTTATCTACAAATACAATATTTTTAACATTAACCATAATTGAAGGGTATGAATAAACAATACCATCAATAGTAATACTTGAATAAACATGAAAAATATTATCTGCAGTTGATTTGGAAAATAAAAAGCGTAAATCATTAATTTTTTCAGGGTCATTACTGACTTGATTTCTGATTGCGATATACCATTTATTATTTACTGGATTAAAATATTTCCAATCATTAACCCTAATACCTTCAAAATATATTGGGGGATCATTTGGTTTAAATTCATCGCATAATTTTAATATACTGGTTTTGAAATCGCCAATATATTCTGATTCTTCATTAAATGAATTATCAACTAAATAAAAGAAACTCAAATCTAATAAAGGTTCGTTTGTATCATTTCCCCCACGTAATAAATCAACAAAATCCAAATATTTATTTACTACCAAATAAATAGTTTTTTGATTTTTATCAATAACAAAATTATAATGCATTTCCTCATCACTTTTGGTATTGAAATTTATATATGTGGCAAAACTAAAATTAGCATATTTTATTGGAAATTGATATTTTACTCCAAGAAATATTGTTTCGCATAATTCATCTGAAATTTTTATTATTCGAGAAGTTAATTTTGGTTTTTCATTAATATTGAAATATCTTAAAGAACGAATATCATTTTTTAAATAATCAGGACATTTGCCATTAATTAAAAACCAATTATATCGCAAAATATCTGAATCAAGTTGATCAGCATCTAAACTTCCGTTTTGTACATGAAATCTTTTATCGATATTTAATATATCTGGAGTTATATAACTTGTTTGACCGATAGAATTAAAAAACATTGATAAACAAATATCAGTATTATTGTCAGAAGTTTTTACATTATTAATATCAGTAACAACATTTAGTTCTTCAGTAACATATTGATTTAATTGTTCAATTTCTGTTTTTGCAAATAATTTTATGGCATTATTTTCTCCAAATTTTGTTATTAGATCATCCACATATTTTTTTTGTTCACATGGTAAATAATTACTTAAATCTGAATTGAAACTTAAAAACTGAATAGGCGTCAGTTTTAATAATTTTTCAAATTTATTGTTAAAAATTTTACATTCTTCTACCTGATTTATATTTGTAGGTTTATTAAGTCTAATTATTGTTTGGTTATTGTATTGAAATTTATCCAATATTGAATAAAAAACATTGTTTATTGATATTTCATTTATTCCTTTTAATAAATCTGGTTGTCCAGGCAACCATATATCATTATCTGTTATTCCCCTGAAATTATTATAATTTGATGCTAAATAAAATCTATCATTGACTAAAAAATAATTCGGATAAGTGACAAGATATTCGTCACTAAAACTGTCAATAAAATTCAAAATTATTGTTATTTTACAAAAATTTTGAGATAATTCTTCAACAGAAAATAAAAATTTTCGTTTTGATTCTATTGTAGCTTTATTACAAATACCAACTAAACTTTCATATAATGTTGTTTTTATATCCGATAATAAAACGGTATAACTAAATTCTATTTCACCATTTGGGTGATATATGGAAATATTATCATCAACTAAAAGTCTTGAAGTTTTTAAAGAAAATTGAGGTAATTTATTAGATATATTGCGAATAGACCCACCACCAAACATATCAATATATTTGTTCAAAACAGTATTGGTATTTGGATATTCTTGTTTCCAAATTATTTTATCGTCAATATAATCTTGTAATTTAATATTAAAACTATTTTCATTTAATTGTGATATTTCTATTTCATTTTGAAAAGACAAAAAACCATAAAAATTATTGAAAATAATATCTTCATTGGAATATTCAAATTCAAATTCAATATTTATAAAACACGGGAAAAACATATTTTGTTTTGCAAAACTGTTTAATATTAAGCTATTAAATAATGATAAATCTGTTTGATTTGCTTGTGAATCAACAATATCGAAAGTATGTGTAGCTGGTATATCTTTATCTATTGAATATCCATAGATTTTGATATTATTATCTTGCCAATTGAAATACACAGGGAAATTGAAATATTTTTCTTTTAATATTTGTTGAAAAATATTATGTAATCCGATTTTTTCTAAATCTATAACATTTGTTATTTTGCCATATTTATAAATTGAATTAATATTATCTATTGTTTCATTTACAACACGACTTAAAACAAAATATTTTGGTAATGAAAATTTGTCTGTAGTACCGAGATATAGGGGTATGTGCCAATATTTTTTTGTACTTTTTTGAAATCCACCATATTTTAATTGTGTAGTATCATTCAAAAAAGTATTAACTTTTAAAAAATTAGCAACTTGTGGCAAAAAATCTCGAGTTTTATCGATTATTGTTCTTCTTCCAGTATAATCATCCAACCATAGATTGTTTTTTAAATCAACAACTATTTTATATTGTCCAGAAATTTTTGTAGGAGCAATATTTAAAACTCCTGTTTGTGTTTCAAATATATTTGTTGATAAATTATTTGCTATGTTTTTGTACATTATAACACATTGTTAAAGATTGTTATTTTCATTACCTGAACTCAAACCATTTTCACCTATATATTTTCCAATAACTGATGAAATATTTTTTGAATCAATAGTAGCGATTTTTGATTTTAGTTTACAATTCACATTAATATCGAATTTAAACAATTCGTTATTTAATAGCATATCAATTCCAATTTTTTTCTCATAAGATAATGGTGTATTTTTATCTTGATTTAATAAACCATTAATATTCCCCAATCTATCAATCATTCTATATTCGAATACGAAAGGTATTAAAACCTCTGATTCACGTTGAATAATTAAAGTGGCAATTGCCGTATCACCAACAACCGATATTGAGGATTTATTTGAAAGAATTGGATATAAAAATGCACCACAAGTTTTTTCTCCAATAGCATAAAAATCATTATCATCAAATCCCATTAAATTATCTTCCAATGGAACATATTCGCTTTGATATTGTTTTTCTTTAATATTTGAAGAATATAATTTTAAACGTTCAAATTCTCCAATCAATAATTCTTTATTTGATTCCAATATTGGATGTTCTTTTGTAAAAGCTACGAAATCAGTACTATATGAGTCTTTTAATTTACAAATTTGTAGAGTATTGTCCTCTTCCATATAAAGGATATTTCTATCGATTTCTAATGCCAAATCATCAATATCAAGAGGTGACGGATAAGTTAAGGCATTTTCTAATTTCGAAGAAACAAGTTTAAAATGTTCTGTTGGTTGATTTGTTAAATCAACATTTCTAAAGTAAAGTATTTGTTTACTTTCTTGAGATAATTGATTAGCTCCTCTCACCATAACATTATAATATCCAGGGGCTTTTGTAGCATCAAATACATTTCCAGGAACAAGAGTTTTTATTTCTATTGGAATTGTATTTTTATTTTTGATTTTTATATAACCTTTTTTACGAATAATTGATCCCCAACTTGTTGGATCTAATAAACTTAAATTATCCGAATAATTACCTGCAAATAATTCCATTGTTGTATTGTTTTTAACAACAAAAGATTCATTTGAAAAATCAATTAATTCAACAGTAACACTATTGTTTGAATTTTCAGTTTTAAATAAAGATATTTCTTTTAATATTGTGGTTAAAAGAACATCAAGACCAATATTTTTTTGTTCAGTTGTAAATTGACCAGAAGCTATATCTTTGGCAACATGTAAAAATGTTTTTTCTCCTTCACGTATAGTTCCTGCAATATGAGTTAATAAACCATGATTTTGTAATATTCCTTCAAATTCAGCTTTATTTAAATCAATATTGTTTTCACTTATTGCTGAAATAATATTGGATTGTTTTAATTCACTTGGAAAATCAACTCTGATTATTTCTGACCATTCAGATTTTATTTGTGAAATTGGATATCCTGCTTCCGAAATAGCACGAATTTTTACTTCAACAGATTCGCCTTCATTAATTGAAATAGCTAATTGATTAATGTTAATTTCTTCAACACTATCAAGTATCTCTGTTTTCCAAGTAAAATCTCCATCAATATTTTTTGTTTTATATAATGTCTTTGTTGGTAATTCAACCCACGGAGAAAAAACAACAGATATGGATTTACCAGTATTATCAATCATCGAGTAAGATGTATTTTCAAGTGTATCTGCATCTTTCGATAAATATCGATAATTTACTTCATATTTTATAATATGTTGAGCTTTAGTCATTGGAGAATACATTGGGGTTTGTATTGGCCAAAAAGCTATGAGTTTATATTTTGGTGTTGTATTTTTCAAACCATGTTTAACAGCATTATTATCAATATCTCTTGTAATAGAAAGAAGATTTGTTTTTAATGTTAATAAATCTTGACGTAATGTTATTAATAAATTTGCTTTGGAAGCTTTTTCCGCAACATTTGAAAAATTAGCTGTATCAATTTCAATTTGTGTTTTATTAATCTGTGTTTGTTTAAATTCTATATCATTTTGAATTGATTGTTTACGACTATTTAATTCGTTTATTTCTGTAATTGATTTGCTGTTATTCAAATGTTTATTTATTTGAACTACTTTGAAATTACTACTTTCTAAAACAGGTTTATCAGGAATAATTCCTAAATTAATAGGAATTGTTGAATCATTTATAAATGCGGTTAAATATTCGGAAAAATTCAATACATAATTGGCAAAAAAATCATCAAGAGTATATGTTTTATTTCTATATACTACGTTATAACTTTCCGTATCGATTTTAATTCCTTTTGATGGATATGAAATATTTTTGAAATTTTCTGTTGATAAAAATACCACTATTTTTTGTAATGGTCTTACAGGAACTCCAACTATTTTTTTATCACTTGGAAGTATTTCGTTAAAATATAACGTATCAATTCCAGTAGTTAAAACTTCTGAACCTGCTATGCGTGTAATTTTTAATTTTTTGGTAATTTTATCAATATCATTGATAATATATTTTGAAGAACCTGATTTAGAAATCAGTAAATCTCCAATTTTTAAATCAATCGAATTACCTATTGTATTTATTCCAGTATATTTAACTTCATTCAAAACAATATTGAAAATATTGTTTGATATTTTATCTATCGATAAATTTTCAATAGTAAATTTACCAAAATATTTTATTTGTTCTTTTTCAAGTTTTAAACTACGATTAATTTCTTTAAAAATAACTTTCCCTATACTTCCAAGATATTCTAAATCGATAATTGTTGGATTAATAGGAATTTCTTGCCAACCCTGACTAATTTCAAATGTTCTGCAATAAATATCGGAATGTAAATTTGAATCAATTGTGATTGGTATTTTGATATTAGGAAAAATTAAATCATCAATTACGGATGTTTTGTCAATAAAACAATTATTTCCTTGTTCCATGACAAAATTTTCCAAATATTCAGCATTAATAAAAGATGTTTTTGTTAATTGGGATATTGAACCATCACTATCCAAAACATATGATAAATTATCACTATTTAAAAGTGATTTGAAATTTGAATCAAGTCTTGTTAATTCTTGTTGTAATTTTTGGAAAGAATTGATTGTTACGTTTTCAATACTTCCGTCTGGTTTTTCAATATTAGCAGTAATTAATGAATTTTGACTTATTGATGCTTCTTGAAAAGCCGTTAATAAACTGTAAATATTTTTATACAGTAAAGACATGTTATCGAATAATTCTTCTGCGGAACTTTTCATTTATTATATGTTTTTAATCATTGTGCAATTATTTATTTCTCTTTCCAATTCTTGGAATCCAAATTTTTTATAAAATAATATTAATTGTTCTAAATCAAAACGATTCGCAATAGGGAAACAAATTGGAGAAGCACTTAATATTATTCTATTATGATGTTTGAAAATTTTTGGAATTAATTTTTCAAATTCTTCCATTAAAATTCTTGCAAAACCCTTACCACGAAATTTTTCATTAATGAAAAGTAACTGAATTAATAAAAAGTTACTATCTGGAAATAAATTGTCAAATTGTTCTTCGGTCATTTTATCATTATCAAACCACCAATAACCATCAACAATTTCACTTATATCAATATGACCCAATATTTTCTTTTTATCTATTAATTGAATAGATATTGAATCTTCTTGTTCTCTTTCATCAATTAGTTTAAATTCCATTTATCGCATCATTATTATGTCACCAATACCACCTGAGTTTTTCAAAATTTCTTCAACTTTCTCAACATCTTCGATATTATTGCAAACTTCATCAGCATTCAATGTTGCTCCGCCTGGAAGTTCAATTGTATGTGAACCAATTACTCTCTTTAATTCTTGTTTTGTTCGCGCAATTACATGACGAATATATAAATCATCATTATATAATATTTGGATATCAACGTTGGCTAATACTTCAGCAATCAAATTTGTTAAAAGTGTTTTATGTATATTTAACTGATGAATAAGATTATTGTAATTAAATGGAACAGTTGTACCAAAAATTGAATTATAATTTGTTTCTTCAACCATTCTACAAGCAGCTTCCATAATATAAAGGGAATTATTTATACCTAAAACTGATTGCCCATATGGTGCGGATCTTTGTAATAATTGAATATTTTCAATTAATTCTTGTGATGTTGGTGAATTTACTTTATCTGATTCATGTAATTCAACAACAACATTTATAAAACTTGGAAGTATAATTGTATAATCGGTTATGTTTGGATGATTATTAATTCCTAAAAATTGTAAAACATCATATTTGGAAATTCTAAAAAATGTTTTATAAGTTGCTTTATAATAATGACGATAAAAATATCGAGCTGATTCTTTAATAATATCAATAATTAGTGGTTCAGGAACAGTATATGGTATTTGTCCATAACCTGTTATTCTGTTACTTACTAAATTGATAAATTGTCGATCAGCTTCTACAAGTTGTTGATTATTGTTTACAGTTATCATATTTAATAATTTTACAAAGTACTTAAATATTTAGAAAGGTAGAATTTGATTGAATAAATAAATAAATATACAATTGACAAAAATAAATTAAACATACTGAATGAATGTATTGTTATGATTAACAAAATAATGGCAATTAATATACCAAATATTTGTAATACAACATAATATAATAAATTTTCTTTCAACAATATTGGAATATTGTTTTTTAAATAAATAAGGAAACTACTATCCAAAGGATTATCATTAGTGATATATCTTCGAAGAGTAAAAAATATTTTATTTATTTGTAAATATTCAAGAATGATATAAAAATTTAATGAAATTGATACGAAATAAAAACTTTCGGGTATAAAATTATGAAGATAATAATGAAATGTGTGCAAAATTATAATCACAAAAAAAACTAATTTTAATGTTAACAAATTAATTATTAGTGGTACTTTTTTCTTATGTTCTTTAAATTCTCCAATAGTGAAAATAGTTATCCCTATTGTAAATAATGAAAAAATAATTGGAACAATTATTCCTGCGAAAAGGTAAAAAATTATTTTATCCATGATTAAAATGAATTGGTTTTTTATTTTTATTAATTTTCAAAATTATTTTCAGTCTTATTTTCAATCTTTTTTTCTTTTAATTCATCAGTCAAATCAATTCCAGAATAATTTTTAACTATTTTAATCCCTATTGAAGTAAAATTACTTCCAATAGTTAAAAATAATTTAGCAATTTGTTCAGAAGAAGTTGCGACAATTAACCCCACCATAAAAGATAGGACGTTATTGAAATCCGTAACATATAATACGAACATTGTTGAAATCGAAAAAATTATTAATGTCACAAGATATAATATTTTTGAAATTTTATTCATTTTAGTGCCAGTCAATATTTTTCGAAAATATTGCAAAAACCCTATCAAAAGTAAAATTATCGTAAATATAAAAAACTCATTTTTTCTTTCTTCCATTGTAATTGAGTGCTACGAGTAAGTATAGTTAGTTAGTTATATTTAGGTAATTTATTATTTAAAATCACATAAATATATGAATTTATTTATATTGTGTATAAATGAATCTGTTACTGATAATAATCCAACAAATTCAGAATTATTGATTAATTGTTCTCTAATGGTATTGGTATTTTCCAATAAAATTTGTAATGTTTCTTTTGTTGAATAGCTGAAAATTTTATTGACTGAAAATCCATTATTTTCAAAATGTTCAAAAAATACAAATCCTTCTTCGGCAAAATTATCTTGGAAAACAGATATTTTAGACATAATTTCATCACATAATTCATGTTCTGATAATAATTCGCTATTCCAATGCAATTCACGAAATTTTACTTTAAATCCTTCCAATAAAGAAAGAAAATCCAAAAAGTTATTTTTATCCATTTTGTTTGTATTTAATAAGTTTTATATATTATATAATGGTTTTTAAATTATTTTTGCAATATTAAATCCCATTCTTCTGAATCAAAAGACCAATTGTTATTTATTGTATTTGTTATTTCATCTTCGTTTTTTTGTTGTTCTCCTTGAATTAATTTTGGAGCGATCATAGATAATTCCAACAAACTAATCGAAATTAATGTATTTTCTGTTGTATTGAAAACAACAAAATCATAAAAACTTGTTTCAAATTTTTTTATTTTGGTTCTTAATATGTTTGATTTTTTTAACATATTTACAACATAGTCTGAAATATCGATTTCGATTACTTTTATGATAAAATCGGGATTATTTTTCGATACAATTTCTAAATCATTAATATCGATTTCTTCTGTTTCAACTAATCCAACATTGATTGAATTACAAATAAATCTTAAACTTTTGTTTTCAAAAATTTTTGTCATGATTATTTTTTTACTATGTGTTTATTATAAGCGTTCATCATAAGAGAAAAAGCATCAATTACGTCATTAACAGATGCGGATGAATCAATTGTTACTGATGGAAGTAATTTATTTCCATCATAATAATTTAAAAATGCTTTTAACATTTCTGGTTTTTCAGCATGTCCATTTCTTGAAAAAAATAATTTATTCGATGATGGTGTAGGAGTATATAATTTAAAGGAAATATTTTTATCCAAACATAATCGAATAATTACTTGTCTTACATATCCTTGTAACATTATTAAACCAGAAACTGTTTTCAATTGATTTTGGCCTGAAAATGCAGGCATTATATAATTTTCAATTGAAACAATAACTTCTGTTGGATTTGATTCCAATATTTTTTGTGCAATTATTATCCCTATTTTTTTAGAACAAATCATTGCTTTCAAAGTAGCTTCACATTGCTCCAAATTATTTGTGTCATTAATATCCAATACTAAATCACTTACCAAAATATTTGTTGGCATACGATATGTGTGGATATTAATATTTTTTATTGATTGAGGAGTATATTTTTTATCAGTTTTATTAGAATTGTGATCAAAAATTACTTTATGAAACTCAATAAATTTTCCGTTTGTTCCTTCAATTTCAGATATTACAATACCTGTTGAATTAAATGAAAGATCAAGACCAATTATTAATGTTTTATTCATTTATTTTAAAACTTGAAAATAATGATTTTTTAAAAATAGTATATGGTAATCCGTTTACTAAAAAATTACATGAAACATCAAAACAAAGATTTTCAGTTATCTGATATTTTAAAGCAAAATCTTTTGTTTCGAATAGTAATTCATTTGTAAAAGAATTAAAAACTTTCCATACAATATCTGTTGAATTAACAACATATTTATCATTTAGCCGACAAAGAATTATATCGAATATTTTCATCGAATAACTAAGATGATATGAATCCTCTGAAACATTAATTAATCTTGTGAATAATGAACGTATTGTATTTAATGTTTTTGTTTCTGTTATAGCAATATATTCTTCAACATATTTTGATGGAGAAATATATGTGGTTAAAGTTGGTGCTAATTCAGAAACAATAGGAAATAATGGAAAATCATGATTAACAGGAATTTTTTTCCTAAAAATTTCAGTATTATCAATCATTGAATATATGGATTTTATTACTGAAGTTTCTGTATTTACTAATACAAAATCAAATGTATTTTTATTTATTTCTATTCCAGTATCAATAGTTGTGATAAAATAAAATGGTTCAGCAACTGGATTTATAGAACCATCTTCTAAACGATCAAAAATATCCATTACCATAAGATATAAAATATCAAATGTTGGATCATATTGCGTTATATCTTCATAATTAATTAATATTTTTTTCCCAAGATTTTTATCGTATACTCTTAATTTAAGATTCCATAAAGGATCATATTTAAAAGAAATTAAATCTAACCAATTATGGAAAAGATCTAATGGAATAGTTTCCGTTATAGAATCAAGAGAATAATCCAAATTTAAACTTGTAATATTATGTTTTTTATTTTCTGTTAACCAACGAAACATTTCAGTTGGTTCAGTATCAAAATAAGTATTCATATCTTCTGGAATAGAAGATAATGGCGATATTATGAAACTTTTTGATTCTTCTTCTATCTCGGGAATAACAATTGTTTCAACTTGAGAATCAATATCCAAAATTATTTTGTTTTTATTATTATCTGGACGTAATTCTGTTGAATTAAATACTTCAAAATCAATTTGTTGAATATCAATATTTACGTTAAAATCATAAATATAAGATTCAACATTATTATATTTATCTGTTAATTTAATAGTTAATCTATATTCGGAAGTTTTTATCAAAACAATAGTTTTGTTAATAAAATTCGAAACATATTGTTTTGGAAATATTAATTTACTAAATGGATTATTTTTATCTAAAAGTTCAAATTCCACATACACATTAGGAGATAAAATATTTAGATTGATAATATTACCAAAAACTCTTTCTATTTTTGTCCAGTCTAATGAAGGATCAATTATTTCATCATCAAATATTTCATAATCAACAAAATATATTTCGGAATTTGTTTTATTGATTAAATATTGATCAATAAAATATTTACATTCGGATTTAAAAATACTATTTACTTTTTGATAACAATTTTCAATAATAATTGTTTCTAAAGATGAAGAAAAGAATGTATTCATATCTATATGAATATCTTTTCGAAAACCAAAAACATCATTTTTAACAATCATATTCATCGAAGATGTTGTTGCCGCCCATGATGGAATATTACTGGAATAATTTAATGCAAAAAATATTATTTCTTGTTCTTCACAAGTGAAATAAATATTTATCAAAGCAATTGCGTTTAATAAATGTTCGGAAAATTTATCCAAATCATCAATAACAATATATCTTTGAGGCATATTATTTGCATCAAGTTCTCCATGTGTAAAATTATCATAAATAACATGATAATTACCTGTTTTTATATCTGTTTTTTTATTTGGATTTACATTGAATGTATTTGATTTTCGATTAAAATATTCTTCATAAATATTGAGATTATCATTACCAAAACCAATAAAATTCAATATTTTTTCAATTGATTTTTTTGTTCCCTTATATTTTAAGATAGTTTTAAAATCAAGTAATAAACGTTTTATTAAATTACCTTGTTCAAATTCATCTGGAATACATTTTTCTAATTCAGTATAAGTTGGTAAATAATTATTTATCAATAAATCATTGTAATGTTCATTTGTTTCATCAATGATATTATCATATTCTAAATTGAATGTGTATTGTTTTGTTTCATAACTATTTGAAATTTCAACAACAACTGATGTTTTATTTTCTGGAATATATAATGTATATCCAAAATTATTTTGAAATTCTTGACCTTCTTGAGTTTCAAGATAATTTTCTAATAAGTCGTTTTGTAATTGTTTAACAGAATATATTATCCCAATACCTGAAATTATTTTTACTTCAAAATTTCGATATGAATAAAAATATTGACAGTTTGTTTTTATGTTTGAATTTTGGAGAATAATTTTTTTCTCCAAATCGTAGAGAATTACAGGAATGTTCATATTTTTATTCTATGAAGGTTTTTTTGGATTGAAGAGTATCGGCTTTTTTATCTACTTGTGTATTTTCCATCACAAGTTTTGATTGAGATATTGGAATATTTGCGGTTAAAGCTACTCCAATTGGTATTGTAAACGGAGTTGTACAAGCTGTTACAATAACTTGAAATAATTTCATCATTTCCGTTATAGTATTAGCTTGATGTTTTATTATATCATGTAAATGTGAAACACCTTTATCTCCCAAAATTATGGGTTCTTGCCCAGAATCCCCTATGTCGATTCTATCTTTTGTCATTACTATGGAATTTGTATCTACAAATAATGATATTTTATCAAGTTCTATTTGAACTTTATTTTTATCATTGATAAATTCAATTCCCTTAGATTTCAAATAAGTTAGTGAAACATTTTTATCATCAACATTCCGTTTAAATATTTCAAGATAGTTTTCATAATCCCCTCCATCAAGAGAACCATCAACCAAATCAACTTTTCTACCATAAAAACAAGTTGAAAAATTATTGTCAAATACGATAACTGATACAACATCATTTACGATCGGTAAATAATTTAAGCCATACCAAGGAAAATACCAGGGAAGATCATCAGAAACTATTTCATCAGTCAGCCCGTCAATAGATATTTGACATCTATTGATTTTTAATTCATCTGAAACATTTAATACTTTTCCGAAAAAAATATTTATATTACCAAGCATTATTTAAAATCCTCCCCTATTGTAAATGTTAGATGCTTCCAATTTAATATTTTTTTTATTTTCACTATTATCCATATATGGTTCAATTTTTTCTTGAAATTTTGCTCCGTTTGGATTTGTTTCTTCGTCTTTTGTCATCAATAATAATTCTTCATCAGAATATGTTTTTAAATTATTGACAGTATTTTGTTCATTGTAACTTTTATATATATCTACAAGATTATTTGAAAAATTTTGTAAAATTAAATTATTAATTCCTGTAAAAACAGCCCCAATAGTTTGATCTTCCAAATAATTCATCCCTCTATCAATAGTATTACTTATCATATTTGGTATAAGTGATGGATCTGATAATGTTCTAAATGCTTGGCCAATCGCAGTATTTTGTCCAACATATTTTTTAATTCTTTGTGGAGAATTTTTTATTTTATTCCATTGTTCTTTACTTAATGATTTTAATGATTCACCTGTCGAACTGAAATATTCATTTAATTTTGATTTTTCTGTAGTATTTTGATTTAATGTTTTATCATAACTTGCAATAACAGCCAATTCTTTAACAAAATCAATTTCTCCAAAAATATTGTTAAATACTCCTCTATAATTTCCAAAACGATAATTTAAAACAATTTGATTTTTGACAAATTCATCTGTCATTTCATTAGTTACATTTTCAAAAAAACTTTTTCCTGATTCTTCATTATTAATAGAAGCTTCAACAAAACTAATTAAATGATGGTTAAATTCATATTTATCAGCATTATCGTAAAAATATTTATCAGATAATTTTCGAAGAGTAGGGAATATTTTTGTTTCTGTTTCAACAGAATCAATACCATTAACATCATAAATATCCATATTATAATAACCGGAATTAAATAATAAAATATGGGCATCAAAACGTCTTAAATTTGCTGGTAAAACTTCCACACATCTATTATCATCAAACCATATATGTCGATAAGTTGTTAATAATGATTGAAAAAACATATCATTAGTTTCTCGAATTGTTAATGTCAATTTATCTTCCAGTGTAAAAGCATGGTATGGAGGGGCATTAACTATGGTATCAAGTCCAATAACATCCAATATTAAAAAATCATGATTTCTTACAAAATCTTGAAAAACTTCAATCCAACGAGTCAACATATGATAACGAGCTGTTTCTCCTATCCTTAATAAATATGCTAAAGCTGAATTTATATTTTCTTTTGAAGCAAATAATCCAGATTTTTTATCAAAATCTATCATTAATTTAAAATTCAAAATTAATGGATCAGTATAGGCGGTTTTATATGCTTTTAATTCACCTGTAAAAAAAATTTCTGCTTTATCATCGTGATTCACATATTTTTCCCTATTGTTTAATTCTAATCCTGTCATTGTCGTAAATTTTATTTAAAAATTTTTTCTTTAACTTAATGAATATATATTACTAATCGAGAAAAAAAATTTTTTTATTTATTTTTCGGAAAACAATGTTGAAAATTTTTTAAAAAATTAAAAAAATCAATTATGAATCTACCAGAATTAGATCAATTAAGAAATGATCAAAGTACATATATCAGTTTTTCAAAAGCTTTATTTGATTTTGATAAAGCAATTTCAACAAATAAGATTTGTTATTTTACTAAAATGGTAGCATTAAATTTACCCTTTTGGCAAAATCCTGAATTTTTTATTGATTTAACTTCTGTTGGTGAAAATAGTACGAATCCAAATATTGTGGTTCCAAAAACTATTCAATATTATTTAGAAAATATTTTGCGTCAACCATCAATTGGTATAAATGGAAATCCAATAGAAGAAATTACTGAAATTGCATTTTGGAAAATGCTCAGTAAAATGGGGGTTAATTATAAATCAACCGTAACTTTCATAAATGAAATAGTTACTTCTAATTTTATTACAACTGAAAATAATAATGGTTGGGGAGAACTTGTTTGTCAAATTCCAAATAAATGTAAATTATTAATTCCTGCATGGAAAACAATAGGTAATATTGATAATATAATTCAGAGTATTGATGAAGATGTATGTTTATTTGATAATGGAGATAAACAATTTGATTTTACTGGATTAAAAGATGTTATCGATTTTGAAAATTGTGTTTTTAATGATGTTTTGGAACAAGATTTTAATTTCAATACATTATTATTATTTTATACTGATGAAACAGGAATACAAAAATTACATGGAATAAATTTTATTTACCCATTTGAAAATAAAGTTACATATTGGGATCAAGAAGTTTTTACACAAAAAACAAATTTATCCAGAACAATTGGGTATCAATTTATTTTTAACATGAAAACTTGTAATAATCAAGCAACTCAGATAGCAATAAATACAATAAATGATCATACTCATTGGAATACATTTTCAGAAACATTAAGTAAATTAAATTCATTTCTTGAAATAAAAATGCGGGAAGAACAAACTTCAATAATTTAATTATGTCAAATAAAATAAATTATGTTGATATTTATTTGCATGGTAATACCATACAGGATAATATATTAACACAACCTTTAGAATTATTTATACAAGAAATTGAATTAGTGATGGAAATTGGTCCTAATGAGATTTGGGGTATTTCTGATTCGATAAATTTGGGTAGATATCTTTTTAATCAATATGTTACAATAACACAAATTAGAAACGAAATAACTTCTTATGTTTCTAAAAATTGTCAACATGCTTCTGAATTTTCATATACAATATCAGTAGAAACAATAAAAAATTCAGATAATAAGGATTTAATATATATTGTTTTTAGTATTAATGCCCAAGATCAAGACGGTATTAATCAAACATATAAACAGAAATTTTTACTTGGTTCTTAAAATAAATAAATAATGGAAAGAATAGACGCAATTTTAAAAAGATATATTTCTGAACGTATACCAAAACATGTAACAAACATATTTTGGCAAATGTTTAATGGTATTAATGCGATGTTTACACATTTAGAATATCGTCTTGATATTGTTAAACGAGAAAGAAATATGTTGACAGCTCAACATCTTTCTTCTTTAAGACATATGTCTGCTGAAAATGGTTTTGAACCAACTTTGAAAATACCTGCTTCTGGATTACTTGAATTAGTTATTAATCCGAAATTATTTTCAAGAACTGGGTATCCATTATTTTTACCACCATATTCTATATTTACAGATAAATTATCGAAATTGAATTATTATTATAATTCAAATAAAACTTTTCGTTTAGTTAATGGTTTGAATATTATTCCAGTTGTTGAAGGGGAAATAAAAAACATAAAAACAACAATACAAACAAATAACTTAATTGAAAGAATATATCTTCCAGAAGAAAATATCGCGCAAAATTCAATAAGTATTGAAGTAAATGGAATTCAATTTTTGGAAGTAAAATCCTTTTTTGATATGGAAGGAGAAAATAATAATCAACAATTTCTTGTAAAATTTTCAAATGATATTCAAAAACCTATCATTATTTATTTGAAAGGATTAAAAATACAAGATATTATTAATATTACTTACAAACTTACATCTGGAGAAATTGGTAATATTGAAGAAACACATGATTTTGAAACACAAAACATTATTGACAATATTGGCAATAATATAAATCCATCTGATAATGAAATTCAAATAATAAATTTAACAGGATTTGATTTTGGTTCAAATGGAACAGATGAAAATGCTTTGCGGGCCGCAATTGGATATAATCATGGAAAAATATTATTATTTGACAATATAAGTTATAGGAATTTTATTGGCAAATATTCAACAATTTTGATTCAAGATATTAAAAATGATTCAATTGAAAAAACAATAAATCATTTATATTTGGGTAAAAAACAATCATTAAATATTAAATCAAATAATCCAAATGATTATATTAATCAATACAAAAAAATAATTGATTTTCAAACTTATCAATTAAAAAGTTCGGAAAAAACAAATTTATCGAAAATTATTGAGGAATTTGAATATGCTTTAACATCACATATTATATATGATCTTAAAACATGTAAATTTGCTTTTCAAATTTTAATGGATTCAAATGAAGAATTAACAAAACATAAACTTAACATTCAGGAAATATTATATACTGAATTTTCGAAGTTTTTGTATATTAAAAATCATATTGTTAATGTTGAAAATATTTTCGAAACATATATGGTTAAAAATAATATCAAATTTGAATATACTATTTTTAATCAAATTGTTGAAAAAGAAAAAATTGAGAAAAAAATCGAAACATCAACGCCATATATAATTAAACATATTGAATATTTACCAATTTTAAAAGGAGATTTTGCTATATGTGATTCAACTTTTAATACAATCAATTTGTTTTTTGATATTAATATGGTTTCCAAATAAAAAACTTAACACCAAAATAAAATGATTTTAAATCCAATAGAATATCCTAAATTAAATAAATTCGAAATAAAAGTAACTGAAATAGTTAACGATAAACTTTTTTTCGATATTTTAGAACCAATAAGTTTTCGTTATTATATTGGACAAAAAATAGTATTTGATTTTGATGGTACTATTTATCAAGGTATATACGGATATTTAATTGATGACACAACCAACGGACTAAAAAAACATTATTTATCTAACGATACTAATGGATTTTTATGGGAATTTGACATTGATCAAATATTGGATATTTATGATACTTTTCATGTTTCAGAAGATAATCAGGCAATTACTTTTCAAGATTTTGCTAGTTTTTTTGTTAGTAGTGCTGAAAATTTCAAATTAGGTTTTAATTCAATATATGAATATTATAACAAAAATTCAAAACCTGGATTAATGTCTCCTTTTGATAAATCAAAATTGGATAATATCAATTTTTTGATTAAATCAAAACATATTTTGGAATTGGATATTGTTGGAGAAAATAATGAAAATATTTGGACGACAATTACTGTTTTTAAAACAGATTTATCTCAAAATGAATCAGATGGGAAATCAAATAATTTCAAACTTGTATTAAAAAATACAATAACGAATGATATTCTTTCAAGTAACATAAATGTTATTAATGATATTAACAATTCGGTAATTATTTTCTTCTCCGTAGAACATTGTTCAATAGATTACAATAATCAAATTGAATTACGTTTTTCTAATATGATATTTGACGATGGATTTAAACGTATTAAAATTGAAGCTCGTATAAATAGAAAAATATCAATTGCGCAAACACATGAAATTTATTTAGGAATAAATCGTTTTGATTCATTAAATAATTCAATGATAGGATTTATTTCTGAAACTGTGGTATTATTTAATAATTCACAAACTGAAGTTGTCCCTATTAATAAGGATTTACTTGAAATAAATAACAAAACAATAAGAACATTATCTCAACAAGCTTCCGGTACGGCATTAATACTTCCAATTGCTCCCATTGTTTATAATCCAGTTACGGGAGAATTAGGAATTGATGTTAAAGCTTTTGCTCCTTTTGGTACTGTTTCTTTTCCTGGATTTGGAATAGACCATTCAAAAGCTGCATATGGTGATCATACACATAATGATTATAAGTCAATTTATGATATAAATCTACCATCAGCAACTTCTGTGGCTAATAGATGTTCAGGTGCAATTGCCGGAGTTGATTATCCTGTTGGCTGGACAGTAATGGCATATAATGGAAATCAAAATGATCTTTTGATTATACATAATTTGAATAGAAAAATTGCACAAGTTACAATATTTACAATGACATCATTTGGTGAAAGATTACTTTATGGAAATGCTTCTCATTCAGGTGTTATTGCACAAAATTCAAATACTTTAAGAATAGAGGGTTTAGCAACTGTTCAACAACAACTTTTCATACATTTATTTTTCTCGTAAAATATGTCTTATTTACCAACTGTTTCCTGGTCAACAATAATTCAAGATGTTGTATATATAGAACCTGATAAATATCAGGTTATTGTAATTCCTGAAGATATAAATGAGCCAGGAGCGGAAAAAGCTGAAAAAGAAATAGGGTATTATTTAAAAGATAACGTAGGACATACATATGTTATAACTCAAATAAATTTAGATGAAAATCCCAATAAAATTGAAATAATTGATTTATTAGGAGTAAATATTGGACCACAATCAGGACAATATGCATATGTTTATAAATCTGTTGGAGATGGTAAAGCACCATATTTAGCACCTATAAATCATCAAAGACTTGATAAATCGGCATTAGATTTTAGTAGAACAATAGAATTGGATATTATGTGGAAAAAAGCACAACCAGTTCACGAACAATTAGTAGGAGAAATAAATGGTGTGAATAAAATTTTTCAAACATCAGTACCTTATTTTTCTGGAAAAATTAGTGTATTTGTTAATGGAGTAAAAGAACATTTTTTTTCAGAATTAACAGAAAATACAATAATGCTTGAAGAAGCACCAAAAAATAATGAATTTACTGATATTATTGAATCAATTTACACTATAAAATAAATATTATGGCAATCACAAAACAAAGGTCATCATCACAAATTTACATTGATGATAATTTGGATGCAAATTCCAAAAAAATAATTAATTTATCACCAGCAACTCTTGCTACAGATGCGGTCAATAAAGATCAAATGGATGTGGCAATTGGCAATGCTGTGTCAGGTGTTGGTAATTCAATACACGTTCCTGTTGCTGATTTAGCAACGGCCAAAGCTGTTTTAGTTGCTGGCCGTGCTGATAAAATGTTGATGCATATCGAAACACTTGGTTTATATCGTTTTGATGCTGAAAGTGTTGTGGTAAGTAATGATGGTACAATTATTCGTCCAACTGATGTTGCAACTGATGCGGCTCCTGGAAGATGGTTACAATTAACATCAATCATGAGTAGTCACGAATTACTTTCTGGTTTATTAGGAGGTGCTTTAAATGACCATCAACATTTAACAACAGCTGAATTAACAAAATTAACAGGTATTGAAGCTTTGGCTGATGTAACAGATGCACAAAATGTTGGAGCTGTGTTAAATGCGGCTACGGCAAAAGCTGTTCCTGTTGATGCTGATACATTACCAATATCTGATTCGGCGGCTTCTGGAGGTTTAAAGAAAATTACATGGGCTGTTTTGAAATCTCAACTTATGCTTGCATTTAATGCAACATATAACTGGGCAACATATACACATGCGGCGACTGTTAAGGCAACGCCTGTTGACGCGGATGAATTGAGTTTGGTTGATTCTGCTGGTGCTTGGTCTATCAAAAAATTCACTTTTACGAATTTAAAAGCTTTTTTGAAAACATATTTTGATACACTATATGTTCAACCAAATGCTACTGGTGATGTAACTATTGTTTTAAATGGGGCAGCAAATATCGGAACTTCAAAAGTAGTTACAGACAAAATCGCTAATTTAAACGTAACCGGTGCTAAAGTGGCTGATAGTACACTTGCAAATGTTAAACTTTCTAATGTTGCTAATAACACAATAAAAGGAAGAATAACTGCCGGAACAGGGGTTGTCGAAGATTTAACTTCTGCACAAATAAGAACAATTTTAGGATTAACTACTGAAAATACTTCAACAAGATTTTTTAGAGCAACTCCTGGTGGATTAGTAAATGGATCAAATACAGTTTTTACAATATCTCCTGCTGCAAATGCTCATATAATTACTGGTTCAGAAGAAGTTTATAAAAATGGAATTTTAATGAATGCTGGAGTTGGTAATGATTATACTATTGCTTATAATGTTGGTAGTGGACCATATGTTACAACAATTACTTTTGCTTCAGCTCCATCAGCAGCTTCTGCTTATACTGATGTAATTTTAGTAAATTATTCTGTTTAATATATAAAATTTAAAGAATAATATCGAAAAATAAATAAATTTTTATGGCTGAAACTCAAGTTACCGGTCGGCAAATAAAAGATAAGTCGGTGTTCGATGTGGACATCGATTTATCTTTATCTCCAGTCCATCCGAATTTATTGATTTCTGATAAATTCATTATTCTTGATCCAACTGATAATAATATCAAAATATCAACAGTTGCAAATTTAAATACTTATTTAGATACTCGATATTCTGGACTTGGACATACACATGCTTATCTTCCGCTTGTTGGTGGAACAATGAGTAACAGTAATTTGGTGACGAATTTGAACGCTGATTTGCTGGATGGACAACATGGGAGTTACTACTCACCAACATCTCATACGCATAATGCATCTGTTTTGGTTAGCGGTTATGTACATAATGACAGGTTATATGGACGTTATGGGAAAGCCTCTTATTATTGCATGC